CTATTTACTATAGGCTTTGATTGGGTAATGATCTGAAAAATCATTGTAAACGTAGTAATATGGGAACGCATATACATCCCATGGCTTAGGTTTTTCAGTCACAACTTCATTGACTAATTGTTTTGGTTGTTTATGATCTTTATCTGTAAATATATAGTCTAAATGTTCTGGTTTACCATTAGGGTAATTATATTTCGCAATTGAATTTGATTGAGGGTCCCATGTGCTATTATGACCTGCATATAGAACATCATTTACATTCAAGTTTTTAAGCATATCTTTGAACTCTGGAGTGCCTTTATTAACATTAAGGTCGCCACCTATATATACCGTTTCATCTTTAGGGATATTTTTCTTTTTAACAAAGTCACTGATTTCTTTCATTTGTTCAGCTCTAATTTTTCGATCATGTCCAGCACCACAACGTGAATCTTCAGATTGTGTATGTGTACCGATAACGTGAACGTTCTTACCATTTTTCTCTATTTTTGTATAAACAAAGCCTTTGTTGCTATCATTATCGAATCCACAACCGCTTTTGAAAACATGCTGGATTTTTTCTTTAATAGGATATTTACTTACAATCGCTACGCCACCATCTTCAGCAACAGTTGATGAGTAGCTACCTTCAGTTTTGTCCCAACCTGATTGAGAACGACCGAGTACAGGTGTTTGGTAAGGATATTCTTTTTTCACATTACTTAATAATTTGTCTGATGCACCATTATCAAATGCTTCATTGAATATTACGACATCATTATTTTTAATATAAGAAGATTGTCCGATTAAATCAGCGCGTTTATATTGTCCCCAGTTTGGATACATAGAAACCTTGTAACAACAGTATTTATTGGGTTTGGATTCCCTAATGGGTCCCTAAATTACATACTTTCTAAAATTTTAGTTGTTTTTTTGTCCTCTTCATTAAATTTTTCTTCTAACAAATGAGAATACACAGATGTAGTTATTGCTATATTTTTATGACCTAATCTTTTAGAAATGTAATGTATAGATACACCTTTTGCTAGTAAATAAGAACAATGAGTGTGTCTTAATGCGTGCGATGTAATAATTGGTATATTATTGACTCTACAGGCTGATTTCAAAGCATTATTGATAGCATGAAGGTTAATTATAGATCCGCCTTCTTTGAAAATGTAACCATCATAGCTAATTGCAAATGTACTTATGACGTCCATAATGTGTTTCATATCAGATTTAGCGATACTGATATATCTAGGGGAAGTATTGGTTTTTCGCTCGTCAATAAATATAGTGTTTTTCACTTGGTTGATATGCTCAATCTTTATATTTCTTGCACCACTGACACGACAACCCGTACAAATCATTATGAATAGCGCTAATGATGAACGAGTTCTCTTCTTTCTGACGTGATCTTTTAGTATTTCATATTCAGTTACCGAGATGAATTTTTCTTGTTCTGACTTCGTAGGTTTTCCGGCTTTATAATTAACTTTATAAGCGGGGTTTTTAAAAATAAGTCCATCATATAATGCGTCATCTAAAGCTGACCGAATAGCACCGTTTGTTTTTCTTATAGTTTCTTTTGCGTGTTCTTTTGAATAGTCGTTTATGAATTTCTGATAAACTTGTCTATTTATCTTTGATAACTCCATTTTACCTATTTTATGTTTTTGTATATGTTGTAATGCATTTCTATAATGACGGTAGGTATTTTCTTTAACAACAGGTTGTTTATATGTTTTAATCCAATTTTCGAAGTATTCTTCAAGAGTTATATAGTTATCTATATTAAAACCACTTCTTAACTCATTTAACTTGTCTAGTCCAGCAGAATTAGCTTCACGCTTTGTTCTAAAACCTTTCTTACGGTATCTTTTTCCTTCATGCTTAAATTCATATTGCCATTTTTTACCATCGTAACAACGTGTTTTCATGCGTTCCCTCCTCAAAATTGGCAAAAAATAATAAGGGTAGGCGGGCTACCCTGTGGAATCAATTATCATTATTTATAATTTCAGAAACTCTATCATTGTATTCTCTTTGTGACAGACCATGATAGTCTTTTTGCATTGAAAGCTCTTCAATTTGTTTTTGAGCCTGCTCAGACATACCCTCTGTAGAAAAATCAGTGGGAGGCATATTATTTAAATCAACTTTTTGCTTTTTGTTTTGTTGAACTTGGACATTTTGCTGAGGAACACTATTTTGTGGTATCTGTTGTTGCGGTTGTTGAACCGATTGCTCTTGTGATTGGGGTTGTTCAACGGTTTGATTGTCTGGTTGTTGTTGTGTTGCAACTTCTTTTTCCTTATCTTTTTTCGATTTATTTTCCTTTTCCTTCTCAATTTTCTTTTCTTTTGATTTAACTTCTTTTTTAGATTCTTCCTGATTCTCATCATTTCCACATGCACTTAACACTAACGTGCTCACTAATAATAAACCTAACAATCTTTTCATTCTCATTTCTCCTTTGCTTACTTTTTATATTAAAACTCCATATAGGCGCTATTAATCAATACGTTTTCACACTAGTAGGCGTTTTTTTGTTTAGTAAAATCATAATGAATCTTCTTTGGTTAACTTATCGCCATCTAATTTTTGTGAAATAAATTCCAAGTATTTACGCGCATTATGTGACGATAAATCTTTAGGTAACTCATAAGTGAATGGTTGATTACCACTAGTTAAAACTTCGTATATTACAGTTTCTCTTTTTATTTTGCAATTAGTTATTTTCATTATAAACTTCCTTTCAAACACTGCTGAAATAGACGTCTTTTTTAAATAAGCATAATTAATACTTCAATTCTTTAATCCACATATATTTAAAAGTGAGGTAGTAGGTAATAAATATAAGACTTAAAGTTAAGATTGCTTTTTTCATGTTTCATAATTAAAACCTCTGTAAATTTAAGGTTAGTATTATGAAATAATGGATTGGTTTATTCTTTAGTACTAACTTCGTAGTAAATTATATAGTTCGCTAAATTGTATTTATCTACTATATTTTTGGAATAAACAATTTCCTTTTCTTTCTTCAGTAAATTATAAAAATCTACATCATTTTCGTTAGCTGATTCTATTTTGGTGATATCAGATTGTCTAACGATTCTTTTAGATCTGTCAAGGTATATAAATTTCCCTGATTTAGAATTAGTCTTTTTATTCACACCGACGTAAATTGAAAGTAATATACTTTTTCCAAAAACAGCATCACTGTGATTATGGTTTTCATCTTCTATAACTAAGAATACATGCTTTTTTGTAAAAATTTTTTTGATCATCGTTATTATTCCTTTATTAAATTTATTAAGTCTTCTTCATTTAAAAATTGAATTTTTGCACCATTTCCAACATATTCTCGAGCTTTTCGTTGTTTTGAAACTAGTCCGTTCACATCTTTATATTTATCATCTTGAACACCTTCGACTAAAATATCTGTTTTTGCAGTTACGTCACTTCTGATATAAGCTCCTTTCTTTCTAGTTAATATCATTAAATCTTGTTTTTCAGTGTCAAAATTACCTGTAAAAACAACATTTTTATCTTTTAAAATAGGGATTACACTTTCCACTTCTATTTTATTAATCTCAGATATTTTCATATGAATTTTTTGAAATCCTGAATCGAAAAGTTTAGTTGGAGAGTTAGAATATTTGCTAAATCTAATGTATTGCTTAGGCATATAATGTATTAATTTTAATACACTATAATGCTGATTGTTTTTAGCGAGTGATATCAACATCTTCGATAAAGCTAGCACGTCAAATTTAGCAGAATGTAATTTTTCTTTATCGATATCATATAAGCTACACAAATTTTCTAATTTAAAACTAGAGATTGCGTGGAAGCTTCTAAAGATATTTATACTATCGACATACATGAAGTTTGGAACAGGTAAGTCATAATAATTATTAGTATTTTTTAATACTGAAATATCAAAAAGTGCATTATGAGCAATAATTAAATGTGATTCTTTTAAAAGATAGAGAATTTCTTGGTAAATATCTGGATATTTAGGTGCTTTTAATATGACATCTTCAGGTATTTTATGTATTTTAGCGTTTTTCAAGTTATATCTATTATTAGGAGGATTAATATAAGATGAATAAACTTTTACTATTGATAAATCCTTAATTAAAGATACAGCAACTTCGCAAGGGCTGTTCATATGTTCATTCATAGTTTCAAAGTCTAAGACTGCAATATCATATTTTTTCATTTGCAAGTGCTCCTTTTATAAAATAACTTTTCCAATTAACCTCACACTTTCATTTCTATAAAAGTGTAGATCGTCGTAATCTTTATTTAGTGAAACTAGAGTCAATCTATCATCTTCAACAAAGACTTTCTTAACGTACGCTTCTTCTTCAATGATGAATATACCAATTTGTCCATTCTTTATATTGTGAGTTTTCTCCACAAATATGATTTCGCCATCTTTAAACATAGGTTCCATAGAATCACCATTTACTTTTAACGCTAAATCGTGTGTGGGGATAGGTCCTTTAACCATTTCAGTAAATAGCGTTTCATCGTGTAAACGTTCTCCTACACCAGCAGAGACGCAACCATTGACGTTAACTGGAGTTTTCTCCTGTTTATATGAATTAATATCTACAACGTTATCTCCTTTAGAATTCTGTTCTTCCAATTGTTCATTTGCATAGTTAAGTACGTTTTCTTGGCGGGGAGGTGTGAGTTTGTTGTATATGGAAGTGATGTCGTTATCGTCTTTGTATGTAGTATCTATGTCGCTTTTACCAACCTCGAAAACATCAGCTATCCTTTGTATAACGCCGTGAGAGGGGTTGGAACGTAAATTTAAATAATCGCTTAAAGTAGATGGTTTTATGTTAATGAGTTCAGCAAGTTTCTTTTGAGACATATTTGAATCGTTGAGAAATTTTCTAATGTTTTTGGCTATAATAATATTTCTTTCTTTGTTCATATTACTTACCTCCTTTTTTCTTATTATACGAAATTTTCATATCATAGTAAAGTTTTTTACGAAAAAAACGTATTTAATGTTGACAATACGAAAATTTCGTATTATATTAGGTTTACGAAAGGCGGTGACAACATGAAAACATTAAAAGAGTTGAGGACTGATTACGGATTGACTCAAAAAGAGTTAGGAGATTTATTTAAGGTCTCATCACGTACAATTCAAAATATGGAAAAAGACTCTACAAACATTAAAGATAGTTTACTTTCTAAGTATATGAGTGCTTTTAATGTTAAATATGATGATATTTTTTTAGGTAATGAATACGAAAATTTCGTATTTACGAATGATAAAAAGAAATCAATTATTTTAGCATTTAAAGAAAAACAAACATCTTAATAGGAGGAATAACAAATGAACATTCAAGAAGCAACGAAGCTAGCGATGGAGAAAGGAATAAGTATAAGGAGAGAGAATCAAGATGTGTATGGGATATTACCAACTAATTTGCAGCGTTATCAATGCCTAGTCGTATCTAGACACTATAAGAAAAAAAGACAAACCGCCGCCGGAAGGTGGCAGCCTAGCGCAGACGATTTAATAGCAGATGATTGGATTTTAGATTATTAATTTTTTCAAATCTCTAATTAAACCCATAAGTGTTTTGTAATCTTTTTTGGATTCTGATTCTGAGTAGGCGATACCTTCTCGAGAAAGAGCCATCTCAAGAAAACCGCCATCTTCAGCAGAAGCAATTACAAAATCTCTATGCTTTAATTCAAGAACTGCATCGATATAGTCTTCAAAATTAAAACCTAAAAAGAAAGCGTTAAATGAGGATTCATCACTACCGAAATAAGATGCAGAACGTTTAGACATACCTTCGTCAATTCTATCAAGGTAAATTGAATAAAGTTGTAAAAGGACAAATTTAGCTTCATCAGTCATAAGTCATTCACCTCCTTAATAGGAGTATAGCAGAAAGGAGCACAAACAATATGCAAGCATTACAAACAAAATCGAACATAGGCGAAATGTTCAACATACAAGAAAAAGAAAATGGAGAAATCGCAATCAGCGGTCGAGAACTTCATCAAGCATTAGAGGTTAAGACTCCATACAAAAAATGGTTTGAAAGAATGAGTGATTACGGATTTGAAGAAAATATCGATTATATAGTCACGGACATTTTTGTCCATAACCCACTAGGAGGTCGTCAGAATCAAACTGACCACGCACTCACACTAGACACTGCAAAAGAGATTGCAATGATTCAACGTAGTGAACCTGGCAAACGTGCAAGACAATACTTCATCCAAGTTGAAAAAGCATGGAATAGCCCAGAAATGATTATGCAACGTGCTTTAAAAATTGCTAACAACACAATCAATCAATTAGAAACAAAGATTGAACGTGATAAACCAAAAATTGTATTTGCAGATGCAGTAGCTACTACTAAGACATCAATTCTAGTTGGAGAGTTAGCAAAGATCATTAAACAAAACGGTATAAACATCGGGCAACGCAGATTGTTTGAGTGGTTACGTCAAAACGGATTCCTTATTAAACGCAAGGGTGTGGATTATAACATGCCTACACAGTATTCAATGGAACGTGAGTTATTCGAAATTAAAGAAACATCAATCACACATTCGGACGGTCACACATCAATTAGTAAGACGCCAAAAGTAACAGGCAAAGGACAACAATACTTTGTTAATAAGTTTTTAGGAGAAAAACAAACATCTTAATAGGAGGAACGAACAATGCAAGCTCAAAACAAAAAAGTCATCTATTACTACTATGACGAAGAAGGTAATAGACGACCCGTTAATATTCAATACAACGATGGCTACGACTTAATGATAGACCAGCGTTTTATTGAAATGACGCTTGAAAGACATCCGCATTTAAAAAATAACTTTTATGGATTAATAGATGGAAAAGAATTTAAGTTAGATTAAATTTTTGTGTTAGATAATTAAAAGCTAATTTGCTTAGCAATGTTACGGACATACTAGTGGTTTTGTTTGCGACTTTTTTAACTTCTTTCCAAGTGTGATTGTCTCGGATATTATCTAAAAATTCATGCCCTGACCAAGTTATATCGTTAATTGTATAACCATAAATATGTCCATCTTCCCAACCGAATTTAACACTAACATACTTTGCTTCTTCCAGTTTTAATAATGCATACATTACAGTTTCAAAATCATATTTTCCAAATACAACATTATCTTTGAAATTGTATTCGGTGAGCGGTTCACCAATCTTTTTATTAGTTTCAATTTCTAACAAAAGATGTCTAACACAATCATGATCTAATTTCATACTTATCACTACTTTAGGTTGATAACAACATTATACACGAAAGGAAAGATAGAAATGCCACATATTTTAAACGTAACAGTTCCAATACCTGAAACACACGTGCTTATCACAAAAGATGAATATGAAGAGTTAATAGCTTACTCATTAGACCCTGTATGGAACATGAGCGACTTAAAGAAGAAATTAAAAATTGCATCTGATGAAACAATCAAAGACAGGTTATTATTTCACCCTAGACTCGAAAAAGAGTTAAGAGCACAAGGTATCGTACATTATCCTGATGAGAATTTTAATCGTTGGAGGTTTAACGCAAGAAGGATGCATAAGTTTGTAGATGAACATTTTAATGAGATTTACAAAGGAGGGCACAACAAATGAGTAACATTTATAAAAGCTATCTATTAGCAGTATTATGCTTCACAGTCTTAGCGATTGTGCTTATGCCATTGTTGTACTTCACTACAGCATGGTCAATTGCGGGATTCGCAAGTATCGCAACATTCATATTTTATAAAGAATACTTTTATGAAGAATAAAAAAACTGCTACTTGCGCCAACAAGTAACAGTATCAAGCACTTAAGAAAAATTTCAAGTTAAATATAAAATGAAAAACGGAGGAAGTCAAGATGTATTACGAAATAGGCGAAATCATACGCAAAAATATTCATGTTAACGGATTCGATTTTAAGCTATTCATTTTAAAAGGTCATATGGGCATATCAATACAAGTTAAAGATATGAACAACGTACCAATTAAACATGCTTATGTCGTAGATGAGAATGACTTAGATATGGCATCAGACTTATTCAACCAAGCAATAGATGAATGGATTGAAGAGAACACAGACGAACAGGACAGGCTAATTAACTTAGTCATGAGATGGTAGGAGGTTGCTATGAAGCAGACTGTAACTTATCTAATCAAGCATAAAGATGAAAATCTATTTATTACAAACCGACCAACTGAAGTGAACGACACAGTGAAGTATTCAACTGATATGCGAGACGCAAGAGAATTCGACGGACTAGACAAAACCGTTATTGATATGTCTAAGCACAAAGCTATTAAGAAAACAGTGACAGAAACAATTGAGTACGAGAAGGTAGAACATGACTGAAAAAACTAATCAAGATGTCGATATCTTAACGCAACTAGGTGTAAAAGACATCAGCAAACAAAATGCAAACAAGTTTTATAAATTTGCGATATACGGCAAGTTCGGGACTGGTAAAACTACGTTTTTAACAAAAGATAACAACGCCTTAGTACTAGATATAAATGAGGACGGAACAACGGTAACAGAAGATGGGGCAGTTGTGCAGATTAAGAATTACAAGCATTTTAGTGCAGTGATTAAGATGTTACCTAAAATTATTGAACAACTCAGAGAAAACGGAAAACAAATTGATGTTGTAGTGATTGAAACAATCCAAAAGCTACGTGATATCACTATGGACGACATCATGGACGGAAAATTAAAGAAACCAACATTTAATGATTGGGGCGAGTGTGCTACACGCATTGTAAGTATTTATCGTTATATTTCTAAATTACAAGAACATTATCAATTCCATCTTGCTATAAGTGGACACGAGGGAATTAACAAAGACAAAGATGATGAGGGTAGCACTATCAATCCAACAATCACGATAGAGGCACAAGATCAAATAAAAAAAGCGGTCATCAGTCAATCTGATGTGTTAGCAAGAATGACAATAGAAGAACATGAGCAAGACGGCGAAAAAGCTTATCAATATGTTCTTAACGCTGAACCATCAAACTTATTCGAGACAAAGATAAGACACTCAAGCAACATTAAAATTAACAACAAACGTTTCATTAATCCAAGTATTAACGACGTAGTACAAGCAATCAGAAATGGAAACTAATAAAAAAACTAAAAAGGACGGTATTTAATTATGAAAATCACAGGACAAGCGCAATTTACTAAAGAAACAAATCAAGAAAAGTTTTATAACGGCTCAGCAGGGTTTCAAGCTGGAGAATTCACAGTGAAAGTTAAAAATATTGAATTCAATGATAGAGAAAATAGATATTTCACAATCGTATTTGAAAATGATGAAGGCAAACAATATAAACATAATCAATTTGTACCGCCGTATAAATATGATTTCCAAGAAAAACAATTGATTGAATTAGTTACTCGATTAGGTATTAAGTTAAATCTTCCTAGCTTAGATTTTGATACCAATGATCTTATTGGTAAGTTTTGTCACTTGGTATTGAAATGGAAATTCAATGAAGATGAAGGTAAGTATTTTACGGATTTTTCATTTATTAAACCTTACCAAAAGGGCGATGATGTTGTTAACAAACCTATTCCGAAGACAGATAAGCAAAAAGCTGAAGAAAATAACGGGGCACAACAACAAACATCAATGTCTCAACAAAGCAATCCATTTGAAAGCAGTGGCCAATTTGGATATGACGACCAAGATTTAGCGTTTTAAGGTGTGGTTTAAATGCAATACATTACAAGATACCAGAAAGACAATGACGGTACTTATTCCGTCGTTGCTACTGGTGTTGAACTTGAACAAAGTCACATTGACTTACTAGAAAACGGATATCCACTAAAAGCAGAAGTAGAGGTTCCGGATAATAAAAAACTATCTATAGAACAACGCAAAAAAATATTCGCAATGTGTAGAGATATAGAACTTCACTGGGGAGAACCGGTGGAATCAATTAGAAAATTATTACAAACAGAATTGGAAATTATGAAAGGTTATGAAGAAATCAGTCTGCGCGACTGTTCTATGAAAGTTGCAAGGGAGTTAATAGAACTGATTATAGCGTTTATGTTTCATCATCAAATACCTATGAGCATAGAAACAAGCAAGTTGTTAAGTGAAGATAAAGCACTATTGTATTGGGCTACAATCAACCGCAACTGTGTAATTTGTGGAAAGCCTCACGCAGACCTAGCGCATTATGAAGCAGTCGGCAGAGGAATGAACAGAAACAAAATGAATCACTACAACAAACATGTATTAGCGTTATGTCGCGAACACCATAACCAGCAACATGCGATTGGCGTTAAGTCGTTTGATGATAAATATCACTTGCATGACTCGTGGATAAAAGTTGATGAGAGGCTCAATAAAATGCTGAAAGGAGAGAAAAAGGAATGAATAGACTAAGAATAATAAAAATAGCACTCCTAATCGTCATCTTGGCGGAAGAGATTAGAAGCGCTAAAAAAATTAAAAAATTTACCCCTGAGGATTCTAAAGGTTTTCCTGATATAACAAAAGATTCAATAAAAGAACCTAAATAAAAATATTATGGTTGATAAAATCCCATTGTTCTTTTGTTAACCACCCTTGTTTGTTATTGACTATTTCTGTAACAAACAGCTTATCTCCAGAATCGAGATAAGGTTTCAACTTTTCTATCATTTCTGAAGTTGATAAAGAAGAACGGAATAAAAATGAAGATTTCCAATAATTGCAATGACCATTAGAAATTTCCTTTTTTATAACATTTCTCAATTCCTCATATTTTTGTCCGGGTGAGTTTAAATCATATGTTAACATATAAGGTTTTTCCATATTTTATTCACCCCCAATCTAACGCAGTAGCGATAACAAAATTATACCAGAAAGGAGATAACGAAATGGCAACATTTAGAGTTTACAAAGAATCAGGTAACTTTGTCACAGTACACAAAGATTTTATACATGATTCTAATATAAGTTGGAAGGCTAAAGGTATTCTACTTTATTTGTTAAGTCGACCTGATAACTGGCAAATTTACGAAACAGAACTAGAGCAACATTCAACTGATGGACTTAGCGGTTTAAAGAGTGGAATCAAGGAACTGGAAGAAATTGGATACATTCAACGTAGTAGAAAACGTGATAAAAGTGGTAGGTTAAATGGTTATGAGTACTTAGTATATGAGCAACCGCACCACATTCGATTTTCCAACGTTGGAAAAACCGTTAACGGTAAAACCAACAATGGAAAAACCGTTAATGGTAAATCGCATACTACTAATAATAATAGTACTAATAATGATTTAACTAATAATAACAATACTAATAATGAAGGAAGTATATTGTCGGGCAACCCGACGGTGTCTTCCATTCCCTATAAAGAAATTATCGAATACTTAAATAAAAAAGCAGGAAAGCATTTTAAACATAATACAGCTAAAACAAAAGATTTTATTAAAGCAAGATGGAATCAAGATTTTAGGTTGGAGGATTTTAAAAAGGTGATTGATATCAAAACAGCTGAATGGTTAAACACGGATAGCGATAAATACCTTAGACCAGAAACACTTTTTGGCAGTAAATTTGAGGGGTACCTCAATCAAAAAATACAACCAACTGGCACGGATCAATTGGAACGCATGAAGTACGACGAAAGTTATTGGGATTAGGGGGATATTATGAAACCACTATTCAGCGAAAAGATAAACGAAAGCTTGAAAAAATATCAACCTACTCATGTCGAAAAAGGATTGAAATGTGAGAGATGTGGAAGTGAATACGACTTATATAAGTTTGCTCCTACTAAAAAACACCCGAATGGTTACGAGTATAAAGACGGTTGCAAATGTGAAATCTATGAGGAATATAAGCGAAACAAGCAACGGAAGATAAACAACATATTCAATCAATCAAACGTTAATCCGTCTTTAAGAGATGCAACAGTCAAAAACTACAAGCCACAAAATGAAAAACAAGTACACGCTAAACAAACAGCAATAGAGTACGTACAAGGCTTCTCTACAAAAGAACCAAAATCATTAATATTGCAAGGTTCATATGGAACTGGTAAAAGCCACCTAGCATACGCTATCGCAAAAGCAGTCAAATCTAAAGGGCATACAGTTGCTTTTATGCACATACCAATGTTGATGGATCGTATCAAAGCGACATACAACAAAAATGCAGTAGAGACTACAGACGAGTTAGTCAGATTGTTAAGCGATATTGATTTACTTGTACTAGATGATATGGGTGTAGAGAACACAGAACATACTTTAAACAAACTTTTCAGCATTGTTGATAACAGAGTAGGTAAAAACAACATCTTTACAACTAACTTTAGTGATAAAGAACTAAATCAAAATATGAACTGGCAACGTATCAATTCAAGAATGAAACACAATGCAAGAAAAGTAAGAGTAATCGGAGACGATTTCAGGGAGCGAGACGCATGGTAACCAAAGAATTTTTGAAAATTAAACTTGAGTGTTCAGATATGTACGCTCAGAAACTCATAGACGAGGCACAGGGCGATGAAAATAGGTTGACCTATTTATCCAAAAACTTGCAGAACGTCATACACGCCCCGCTATCGTCGAATATTAAGGAGTGTTAAAAATGCCGAAAGAAAAATATTACTTATACCGAGAAGATGGCGCGGAAGATATTAAGGTCATCAAGTATAAAGACAACGTAAATGAAGTTTATTCGCTCACAGGAGCCCATTTCAGCGACGAAAAGAAAATTATGACTGATAGTGACCTAAAACGCTTCAAAGGCGCTCACGGGCTTCTATATGAGCAAGAGCTAGGATTACAAGCAACGATATTTGATATTTAGAGGTGGCACAGTGAGTAAATACAACGCTAAGAAAGTTGAGTACAAAGGAATTGTATTTGATAGCAAAGTAGAGTGCGAATATTACCAATATTTAGAAAGTAATATGAATGGCACTAACTATGATCGTATCGAACTACAACCTAAATTCGAACTACAACCTAAATTTGGGAAGCAAAGACCGATTACGTATATAGCCGATTTCTCTTTGTGGAAGGAAGGGAAACTGGTTGAAGTTATAGACGTTAAAGGTAAGGCGACTGAAGTTGCCAACATCAAAGCGAAGATATTCAGATATCAGTATAGAGATGTGAATTTAACGTGGATATGTAAAGCGCCTAAATACACAGGTCAAGAATGGATGGTATATGAGGACTTAGTGAAAGTCAGACGTAAAAGAAAAAGAGAAATGAAGTGATTTAATGCAACAACAAGCATATATAAACGCAACGATTGATATAAGAATACCTACAGAAGTTGATTATCAGCATTTTGATGATGTGGATGATGAAAAAGATATGCTAGCAAAGCGCTTAGATGACAATCCGGATGAATTACTAAAGTATGACAACATAACAATAAGACATGCATATATAGAGGTGGAATAAATGAGTATCGTAAAGATTAACGGTAAACCATATAAATTTACCGAACATGAAAATGAATTGATAAAAAAGAACGGTTTAACTCCTGGAATGGTTGCAAAAAGAGTACGTGGTGGCTGGGCGTTGTTAGAAGCCTTACATGCACCTTATGGTATGCGCTTAGCTGAGTATAAAGAAATCGTGTTAGCCAGAATTATGCAACGAGAGGCTAGAGAACGTGAAATAGCTAGGCAACGACGTAAAGAGGCTGAGCTACGTAAGAAGAAGCCACATTTGTTTAATGTACCACAGAAACATCCAAGAGGACGTTATGCGTGCTACCTGATGGAAAACGACATATTCGTGAAAGTTAAGAAGTAGATCATGACAGATAGCGCACGTAAAGAATACTTAAACCGATTTTTCGGCTCTAAGAGATATCTGTATCAGGATAACGAGCGAGTGGCACATATCCATGTAGTAAACGGCACTTATTACTTTCACGGGCATATCGTACCAGGTTGGCAAGGCGTTAAAAAGACATTTGATACAACCGAAGAGCTTGAAAAGTATATAAAGCAACATGGTTTGGAATATGAGGAACAGAAGCAACTAACTTTATTTTAGAGGAGATGGAAATGATGAATAACCGCGAACAAATTGAACAGTCCGTTATAAGTGCTAGTGCGTATAACGGTAATGACACAGAGGGATTACTAAAAGAGATTGAGGACGTATATAAGAAAGCGCAAGCGTTTGATGAAATACTTAAGGGTTTACCTAATGCTATGCAAGATGCACTCAAAGAAGATATTGGTCTTGATGAGGCAGTAGGGATTATGACGGGTCAAGTGGTCTATAAATATGAGGAGGAGCAGGAAAATGAAGAAATTTAATGTCCAAATCACATACGCTGGCATGATTGAAGAGACTATCGAGGCTGAAAGTTTAGAAGAAGCAGAAATTGAGGCGGATTTTATTGCGATATTTGAAGCATCATTTAATTATGATGAATATGAAATTAATGTAGAGGAGGCACAGGAAAATGAATAACACATTAACAATTGATCAATTACAAGAGTTATTACAAATACAAAAGGAGTTCGACGATAGAATACCAACGCTGAACTTACGAGATAGCAAAATAGCATATGTAGTTGAATTCTTTGAATGGTTTAATACATTGGAAACGTTTAAGAACTGGAAGAAGAAACCAGGTAAGCCGTTAGACGTACAACTTGATGAATTAGCTGACATGTTGGCGTTTGGATTGAGTATTGCGAATCAAGTAGGAGTGTCATCAGAAGAGATAAAAGAAGCGATTGAATCAAGTTTTAAAGATACAGAATTTCACAAAATGTTTAATTTTAAAGATAAAGAATTTGCTCAAGACGCAGTTGTTAGTACACCACAGATAATATTCAAAGAATTTTATCCCGACCAACAAGCAATTGTTATAGTGATAGACATAGCTTACAACTTATATTCTATCGACCAACTCATTGACGCATACAAAAAGAAAATGAAAAGGAACCACGAAAGACAAGATGGAACAGCAGACGCAGGAAAAGGATACGTGTAAAGACATCTTAGATCGAGTCAAGGAGGTTTTGGGGAAGTGAGCGACATGTTAGAAATATTTTTAATAGGGTTTGGCGTTTATCTCTTTTATCGCATAGCAATTATTTTTCTTAAGAGTAAAAAGACTATACACACAAACATATATGAAATGTTAATGCTTGCTACTATCTTTATGATATCTACATTTGCTTATAAACATCAAAAGACGCATATCTTAATAGCATTTTTAGTAATGTTTTTTATGAGTAAGCTCAAACAAGTTCAAGGGAGCTATGAGGAATGACACAATACTTAGTCACAACATTCAAAGATTCAACAGGACGTAAACATACACACGTAACTAAAGCTAAGAGTAATCAAAGGTTTACAGTTGTTGAGGCAGAGAGTAAAGAAGAAGCGAAAGAGAAGTACGAGAAACAAGTTAAAAGGGATGCAGTTATTAAAGTGGGTCAGTTGTTTGAAAATATAAGGGAGTGTGGGAAATGATTAAAAAACTTAAAAATATGGATGGGTTCGACATCTTTATTGTTGGAATACTGTCATTATTCGGTATAACCGCATTGCTACTTGTTGTCGCATTGCCTATCTATACAGTGGCTAGTTACCAAAACAAAGAAGTACATCAAGGGACAATTACAGATAAATATAACAAAAGACAAGATAAAGAGGACAAATTCTATATTGTATTAGATGATAAACAAGTCATCGAAAACTCAGACTTATTCTTCAAAGGAAAGTTTGATAGCGCAGACATACAAGCTAGGTTAAAAGTAGGTGATAAAGTAAAAGTTAAGACGATTGGATATAGAATACACTTTTTAAATTTATATCCGGTCTTATACGAAGTAAAGAAGGTAGATAAAAAATGATTAAGCAAATACTAAGATTATTATTCTTACTAGCGATGTATGAGTTAGGTAAGTATGTAACTGAGCAAGTATATATTATGATGACGGCTAATGATGATGTAGAGGCGCCGAGTGATTACGTCTTTCGAGCGGAGGTAAGTGAGTGATGTGGATTACTATGACTATTGTATTTGCTATATTGCTATTAGTTTGTATCAGTATTAATAGTGATCGTGCAAGGGAGATACAAGCGCTCAGATATATGAATGATTATCTACTTGATGAAGTAGTTAAAACTAAAGGATACAACGGGTTAAAAGAATACAGGATTGAATTAAAGCGAATGAATAACGATATTAAAAAGTAATTTATATTATCGGAGGTATTGCATTGAATGATAAAGATTGAGAAACACGATATCAAAAAGCTTGAAGAATACATTCAGCACATCGATAACTATCGAAGAGAGTTGAAGATGCGAGAATATGAATTACTTGAAAGTCATGAACCAGATAATGCGGGAGCTGGCAAAAGTAATTTGCCGGGTAACCCGATTGAACGATGTGCAATAAAGAAGTTTAGTGATAACAGGTACAATACATTAAGAAATATAGTTAACGGTGTAGATAGATTGATAGATGAAAGTGATGAGGATACGCTTGAGTTATTAAGGTTTAGATATTGGGATTGTCCTATTGGTTGTTATGAATGGGAAGATATAGCACATTACTTTGGTACAAGTAAGACAAGTATATTACGTAGAAGGAATGCACTGATCGATAAGTTAGCAAAGTATATTGGTTATGTGTAGCGGACTTTTACCCTATGTAAGTCCGCATTAAAACAGTTTATTATGTTAGTATCAGATTAATATTTAAAGTTATTAAATGCTAATACGACGCATGAACAAGAGGCGCATCACTATGTGATGTGTCTTTTTATTTATGAGGTATGAACATGTTCAAACTAATAGTAAATACATTACTACACATCAAGTATAGATGAGTCTTGATACTACTTAAGTTATATAAGGTGAAACATTATGATGACTAAAGACGAACGCATACGATTCTATAAGTCTAAAGAATGGCAAACAACAAGAAAAAGAGTGCTAGAAAGAGATAATTATGAATGTCAACAATGTAAGAGAGACGGCAAGTTAACGACATATGACAAAAGCAAGCGTAAGTCGTTGGATGTAGATCATATATTATCGCTAGAACATCATCCGGAGTTTGCTCATGACTTAAACAATTTAGAAACACTGTGTATTAAATGTCACAACAAAAAAGAAAAGAGATTTATAAAAAAAGAAAATAAATGGAAAGACGAAAAATGGTAAATACCCCCGGGTCAAAAAAATCAAAAGCGATCAAAATACTTGGGGAACGGGCAGGGGCTCGACTTCGCGATAATTTTAAAAATCCATGTATAACCCCCCTCTTATAACCATTTTAAGGCAGGTGATGAAATGGAGATTATAGTTGATGAAAACTTAGTGCTTAAAGAAAAAGAAAGGCTGCAAGTATTATATAAAGACATACCTAGCAATAAATTAAAAGTAGTTGATGGTTTAATTATTCAAGCAGCAAGGCTACGTGTAATGCTTGATTACATGTGGGAAGACATAAAAGAAAAAGGTGACTATGATTTATTTACTCAATCTGAAAAGGCGCCACCATATGAAAGGGAAAGACCAGTAGCCAAACTATTTAATGCTAGAGATGCTGCATATCAAAAAATAATCAAACAATTATCGGATTTATTGCCCGAAGAGAAAGAAGACACAGAAACGCCATCTGATGATTACCTATGATTAGTAATAAATACGTTGATGAATATATAAATTTGTGGAAACAAGGAAAGATAATTTTAAATAAAGAAAGAATTGATCTCTTTAATTATCTACAAAAACATATATATTCACGAGATGATGTATATTTTGATGAACAGAAAATCGAGGATTGTATCAAATTTATTGAAAAATGGTATTTTCCAACATTACCATTTCAAAGGTTTATCATAGCTAATATATTTCTTATAGATAAAAATACAGATGAAGCTTTCTTTACAGAATTTGCTATTTTCATGGGACGTGGAGGCGGGAAAAACGGTCTAATAAGTGCTATTAGTGATTTTCTTTCTACGCCCTTACACGGAGTTAAAGAATATCACATCTCCATTGTTGCTAATAGTGAAGATCAAGCAAAAACATCGTTTGATGAAATCAGAACCGTTTTAATGGATAACAAACGAAATAAGACGGGTAAAACGCCAAAAGCTCCTTATGAAGTTAGTAAAGCAAAAATAATAAACCGTGCAACTAAATCGGTTATTCGATATAACACATCAAACACAAAAACCAAAGACGGTGGACGTGAGGGGTGTGTTATTTTTGATGAAATTCATTATTTCTTTGGTCCTGAAATGGTAAACGTCAAACGTGGTGGATTAGGTAAAAAGAAAAATAGAAGAACGTTTTATATAAGTACTGATGGTTTTGTTAGAGAGGGTTATATCGATGCAATGAAGAACAAAATTGCAAGTGTATTAAGTGGCAAGGTTAAAAATAGTAGATTGTTTGCTTTTTATTGTAAGTTAGACGATCCAAAAGAAGTTGATGACAGACAGACGTGGGAAAAGGCGAACCCAATGTTACATAAACCGTTATCAGAATACGCTAAAACACTGCTAAGCACGATTGAAGAAGAATATAACGATTTACCATTCAACCGTTCAAATAAGCCCGAATTCATGACTAAGCGAATGAATTTGCCTGAAGTTGACCTTGAAAAAGTAATAGCACCATGGAAAGAAATACTAGCGACTAATAGAGAGATACCAAATTTAGATAATCAAATGTGTATTGGTGGTTTAGACTTTGCAAACATTCGAGATTTTGCAAGTGTAGGGCTATTATTCCGAAAAAACGATGATTACATTTGGTTAGGACATTCGTTTGTAAGACAAGGGTTTTTGGATGATGTCAAATTAGAACCTCCTATTAAAGAATGGGAAAAAATGGGATTATTGACCATTGTCGATGATGATGTCATTGAAATTGAATATATAGTTGATTGGTTTTTAAAGGCTAGAGAAAAATATGGGCTTGAAAAAGTCATAGCTGATAATTATAGAACTGATATTGTAAGACGTGCGTTTGAGGATGCTGGCATAAAACTTGAAGTACTTAGAAATCCAAAAGCAATACATGGATTACTTGCACCACGTATCGATACAATGTTTGCGAAACATAACGTAATATATGGAGACAATCCTTTGATGCGTTGGTTTACTAATAATGTTGCAGTAAAGGTTAAACCCGATGGTAATAAAGAATATATTAAAAAAGATGAAAATAGAAGAAAAACCGATGGGTTCATGGCTTTTGTTCACGCATTATATAGAGCAGACGATATAGTAGACAAAGACATGTCTAAAGCGCTTGATGCATTAATGAGTATAGATTTCTAATAGAGGAGGTGAGACATGAGTATTCTAGAAAAGATATTTAAAACTAGGAAAGATATAACATATATGCTTGATTTAGATATGATAGAAGATCTATCACAACAAGCGTATGTGAAACGTTTAGCGATTGATAGTTGTATTGAATTTGTTGCGCGAGCTGTCGCTCAAAGTCATTTTAAAGTATTGGAAGGTAATAGAATTCAAAAGAATGATGTTTACTACAAGTTAAATATAAAACCAAATACTGACTTATCAAGCGATAGTTTTTGGCAACAAGTTATATATAAACTAATTTATGATAACGAGGTTTTAATCGTAGTAAGTGACAGCAAAGAATTACTTATCGCAGATAGCTTTTACAGAGAAGAGTACGCTTTGTATGATGATATATTCAAAGATGTAACGGTTAAAGATTATACTTATCAACGTACTTTCACAATGCAAGAGGTCATATATTTAAAGTACAACAACAATAAAGTGACACACTTTGTAGAAAGTCTATTCGAAGATTACGGGAAAATATTCGGAAGAATGATAGGTGCACAATTAAAAAACTATCAAATAAGAGGGATTTTGAAATCTGCCTCTAGCGCATATGACGAAAAGAATATAGAAAAATTACAAGCGTTCACAAATAAATTATTCAATACTTTTAATAAAAATCAACTAGCAATCGCGCCTTTGATAGAAGGTTTTGATTATGAGGAATTATCTAATGGTGGTAAGAATAGTAACATGCCTTTTTCTGAATTGAGTGAGCTAATGAGAGATGCAATAAAAAATGTTGCGTTGATGATTGGTATACCTCCAGGTTTGATTTACGGAGAAACAGCTGATTTGGAAAAAAACACGCTTGTATTTGAGAAGTTCTGTTTAACACCTTTATTAAAAAAGATTCAGAACGAATTAAACGCGAAACTCATAACACAAAGCATGTATTTGAAAGATACAAGAATAGAAATTGTCGGTGTGAATAAAAAAGACCCACTTCAATATGCTGAAGCAATTGACAAACTTGTAAGTTCTGGTTCATTTACAAGGAATGAGGTGCGGATTATGTTAGGTGAAGAACCATCAGACAATCCTGAATTAGACGAATACCTGATTACTAAAAACTACGAAAAAGCTAACAGTGGTGAAAATGATGAAAAAGAAAAAGATGAAAACACTTTGAAAGGTGGTGATGAAGATGAAAGCGGAGATTAAAGGCGTCATCGTTTCCAACGAAGATAAATGGGTTTACGAAATGCTTGGTATGGATTCGACTTGTCCTAAAGATGTTTTAACACAACTAGAATTTAGTGATGAAGATGTTGATATTATAATTAACTCAAATGGTGGTAACCTAGTAGCTGGTAGTGAAATATATACACATTTAAGAGCTCATAAAGGCAAAGTGAATGTTCGTATCACAGCAATAGCAGCAAGTGCGGCATCGCTTATCGCAATGGCTGGTGACCACATCGAAATGAGTCCGGTTGCTAGAATGATGATTCACAATCCTTCAAGTATTGCGCAAGGAGAAGCGAAAGATCTAAATCATGCTGCAGAAACATTAGAACATGTTGGTCAAATAATGGCTGAGGCATATGCGGTTAGAGCTGGTAAAAACAAACAAGAACTTGTAGAAATGATGGCTAGGGAAACGTGGCTAAATGCTGATGAAGCCATTGAACAAGGTTTTGCGGATAGTAAAATGTTTGAAAACGACAATATGCAAATTGTAGCAAACAATACACAAGTGTTATCGAAAGATGTATTAAATCGTGTAACAGCTTTGGTAAGTAAAACGCCAGAGGTTAACATTGATATTGACGCAATAGCAAATAAAGTAATTGAAAAAATAAATATGAAAGAAAAGGAATCAGAAATCGATGTTGCAGATAGTAAAGTATCAGCAAATGGATTTTCAAGATTCCTTTTTTAATACAAAAAATAGGAGGTCATAAAATGACTATAAATTTATCGGAAACATTCGCAAATGCGAAAAACGAATTTATTAATGCAGTAAACAACGGTGAACCGCAAGAAAGACAAAATGAATTGTACGGTGACATGATTAACCAACTATTTGAAGAAACTAAATTACAAGCAAAAGCAGAAGCTGAAAGAGTTTCTAGTTTACCTAAATCAGCACAATCTTTGAGTGCAAACCAAAGAAGTTTCTTCATGGATATCAATAAAAACGTTAACTATAAAGAAGAAAAACTTTTGCCAGAAGAAACAATTGATAGAATTTTTGAAGATTTGACGACGAATCATCCGTTATTAGCTGATTTAGGTATTAAAAACGCTGGTTTGCGTTTGAAGTTCTTAAAATCTGAAACTTCTGGCGTAGCCGTTTGGGGTAAAATCTATGGTGAAATTAAAGGTCAATTAGATGCTGCGTTCAGTGAAGAAACAGCAATTCAAAATAAATTGACAGCGTTTGTTGTTTTACCAAAAGATTTAAATGATTTTGGTCCTGCGTGGATTGAAAGATTTGTTCGTGTTCAAATCGAAGAAGCATTTGCAGTGGCGCTTGAAACTGCGTTCTTAAAAGGTACTGGTAAAGACCAACCAATCGGCTTAAACCGTCAAGTACAAAAAGGTGTATCGGTAACTGAGGGTGCTTATCCAGAGAAAGAAGAACAAGGTACGCTTACATTTGCTAATCCGCGCGCTACGGTTAATGAATTGACGCAAGTGTTTAAATACCACTCAACTAACGAGAAAGGTAAATCAGTAGCGGTTAAAGGTAATGTAACAATGGTTGTTAATCCGTCCGATGCTTTTGAGGTTCAAGCACAGTATACACATTTAAATGCAAATGGCGTATATGTTACTGCTTTACCATTTAATTTGAATGTTATCGAGTCTACAGTCCAAGAAGCAGGTAAGGTTTTAACGTACGTTAAAGGTTTATATGATGGTTATTTAGCTGGTGGTATTAATGTTCAGAAATTTAAAGAAACACTTGCGTTAGATGATATGGATTTATACACTGCAAAACAATTTGCTTACGGCAAAGCGAAAGATAATAAAGTTGCTGCTGTTTGGAAATTAGATTTAAAAGGACATAAGCCAGCTTTAGAAGGTACCGAAGAAACACTATAAAATTTTATGAGGTGATAAAATGGTGAAATTTAAAGTTGTTAGAGCTTTTAAAGACATAGAGCACAATCAACACAAGTACAAAGTAGGGGAGTTGTATCCAGCTGAAGGGTATAACAATCCTCGTGTTGAATTGTTGACAAATCAAATCAAAAATAAGTACGACAAAGTTTATATCGTACCTTTAGATAAGCTGACAAAACAAGAATTATTAGAACTATGCGAATCATTACAAAAAAAGCGTCTAGTTCAATGGTTAAAAGTGAAATCGTCGACTTATTGAATGGTGAAGACAATGACGATTGATGATTTGCTTGTCAAATTTAAATCACTTGAAAAGATTGACCATAATTCAGAGGATGAGTACTTAAAGCAGTTGTTAAAAATGTCGTACGAGCGTATAAAAAATCAGTGCGGAGTTTTTGAATTAGAGAATTTAATAGGTCAAGAATTGATACTTATACGCGCTAGATATGCTTATCAAGATTTATTAGAACACTTCAACGATAATTACAGACCTGAAATAATAGATTTTTCGTTATCTCTAATGGAGGTATCAGAAGATGAAGAAAGTGTTTAAAAAACCTAGAATTACAACTAAACGTTTAAATACTCGTGTTCATTTTTATAAGTATACTGAAAATAATGGTCCAGAAGCTGGAGAAAAAGAAGAAAAATTATTATATAGCTGTTGGGCGAGTATTGATGGTGTCTGGTTACGTGAATTAGAACAAGCTATCTCAAACGGAACCCAAAATGACATTAAATTGTATATTCGTGATCCGCAAGGTGATTATTTACCCAGTGAAGAACATTATCTTGAAATTGAATCAAGATATTTCAAAAATCGTTTGAATATAAAGCAAGTATCACCAGATTTGGATAATAAAGACTTTATTATGATTCGTGGAGGATATAGTTCATGAGTGTGAAAGTGATAGGTGATAAAGCATTAGAAAGAGAATTAGAAAAACGTTTTGGCATAAAAGAGATGGTAAAAGTTCAAGATAAGGCGTTAATAGCTGGTGCTAAGGTAATTGTTGAAGAAGTAAAAAAACAACTAAAGCCCTCAAAAGATACGGGAGCATTAATTAATGAGGTAAGTTTTAGTAAACCTGAATGGATAAATGGAAAACGTACAATTACTGTTCATTGGCGAGGTTCTAAAGACCGTTATAAAATCGTACATTTAATTGAATATGGACACGTTCAAAAAGGAACAGGTAAATTTATCAAACCTAAAGCTATGGGCGGTGTTAATAGAGCAATAAGACAAGGGCAAAATAAGTATTTTGAGACGCTAAAAAGGGAGTTGAAAAAATTGTGATTGATATTTTGTACAAAGTTCATGAAGTGATTAGTCAAGACAGAATTATTAGAGAGCACGTAAATATCAATAATATTAAGTTCAATAAATACCCTAATGTAAAAGATACTGATGTACCTTTTATTGTTATTGACGATATCGACGACCCAATACCTACAACTTATACTGACGGAGATGAGTGTGCATATAGTTATATTGTCCAAATAGATGTTTTTGTTAAGTACAATGATGAATATAATGCGAGAATCATAAGAAATAAGATATCTAATCGCATTCAAAAGTTATTATGGTCTGAACTAAAAATGGGAAATGTTTCAAATGGAAAACCGGAATATATAGAAGAATTTAAAACATATAGAAGCTCTCGCGTTTACGAGGGCATTTTTTATAAGGAGGAAAATTAAATGGCAGTAAAACATGCAAGTGCGCCAAAGGCGTATATTAACATTACTGGTTTAGGTTTCGCTAAATTAACGAAAGAAGGCGCGGAATTAAAATATAGTGATATTACAAAAACAAGAGGATTACAAAAAATTGGTGTTGAAACTGGAGGAGACTTGAAAACAGCATATGCTGATGGTGGTCCAATCGAATCAGGGAACACAGACGGAGAAGGTAAAATTTCGTTACAAATGCATGCTTTCCCTAAAGAGATTCGCAAAATAGTATTCAATGAAGAGTATGATGAAGACGGTGTTTATAAAGAAACTCAAGGTAAACAAAACAACTATGTAGCAATTTGGTTCAGACAAGAGCGTCGAGACGGCACATTTAGAACGGTTTTATTACCTAAAGTCATGTTTACAAATCCTAAAATCGATGGAGAAACGGCTGAGAAAGATTGGGATTTCTCAAGTGAAGAGGTTGAAGGTGAGGCACTTTTCCCTTTAGTTGATAATAAAAAGTCAGTACGTAAGTATATCTTTGATTCAGCTAACATGACAAATCATGATGGAGACGGTGAAAAAGGCGAAGAGGCTTTCTTAAAGAAAATTTTAGGCGAAGAATATACTGGAAACGTGACAGAGGGTAACGAAGAAACTTTGTAACAAAACCGGCTTCATCGGAAACTGCGGTAAAGTCGGTTAATATACCAGATAGCATTAAAACACTTAAAGTTGGCGACACATACGATTTAAATGTTGTAGTAGAGCCATCTAATCAAAGTAAGTTATTGAAATACACAACAGATCAAACGAATATTGTATCAATCAATAGTGATGGTCAAGTTACTGCGGAAGCACAAGGCATTGCTACGGTTAAAGCAACAGTTGGTAATATGAGTGACACTATAACAATAAATGTAGAAGCATAAGAGGGGGCAACCCCTCTATTTTATTTGAAAATAAGGAGAGTATTATAAAATGGCAAAATTAAAACGTAACATTATTCAATTAGTAGAAGACCCGAAAGCAAATGAAATTAAATTACAAACGTACTTAACACCACACTTCATTTCATTTGAAATTGTATACGAAGCAATGGATTTAATCGATGATATTGAGGACGAAAATAGCACGATGAAACCAAGAGAAATCGCTGACAGATTGATGGATATGGTTGTAAAAATTTACGATAACCAATTCACAGTTAAAGACCTAAAAGAACGTATGCATGCACCTGATGGAATGAATGCACTTCGTGAACAAGTGATTTTCATTACTCAAGGTCAGCAAACTGAGGAAACTAGAAATTTTATCCAGAACATGAAATAAAGCCTGAAGATTTAACATATAAAGCAATGTTGAAAAATATGGATACTCTCATGATGGACTTAATTGAAAATGGTAAAGACGCTAACGAAGTTTTAAAAATGCCATTTCATTATGTACTTTCCATATATCAAAATAAAAACAATGACATTTCTGAAGAAAAAGCAGAGGCTTTAATTGATGCGTTTTAACCTTAACCGTTTGGTTAGGGTTATTTTTTTGAACTTTTTTAGAAAGGAGGTAAAAAATGGGAGAAAGAATAAAAGGTTTATCTATAGGTTTGGATTTAGATGCAGCAAATTTAAATAGATCATTTGCAGAAATCAAACGAAACTTTAAAACTTTAAATTCTGACTTAAAATTAACCGGTAACAACTTCAAATATACCGAAAAATCAACTCATAGTTACAAACAAAGGATTAAAGAACTTGATGGAACTATCACAGGTTATAAGAAAAACGTTGATGATTTAGCCAAGCAATATGGCAAGGTATCTCAAGAACAGGGCGAAAACAGCGCGGAAGCTCAAAAATTACGACAAGAATATAACAAACAAGCAAATGAGCTGAATTTTTTAGAAAAAGAACTAGAAAAAACAACAACTGAGTTTGAAGAGTTCAAAAAAGCTCAAGTTGAAGCTCAAAGAATGGCAGAAAGTGGCTGGGGAAAAACCAGTAAAGTTTTTGAAAGTATGGGACCTAAATTAACAAAAATGGGTGATGGTTTAAAATCCATTGGTAAAGGTTTGATGATTGGTGTAACTGCACCTGTTTTAGGTATTGCAGCAGCATCAGGAAAAGCTTTTGCAGAAGTTGATAAAGGTTTAGATACAGTTACCCAAGCAACAGGAGCAACCGGCGGAGAGCTTAAGAAGTTGCAGAATTCATTTAAAGATGTTTATGGCAACTTTCCAGCAGACGCTGAGACTGTAGGCGGTGTTTTAGGGGAAGTTAACACAAGGTTAGGTTTCACTGGCAAAGAACTTGAGAGTGCCACAGAGTCATTCTTGAAATTTAGTCACATAACAGGTTCTGACGGCGTACAAGCCGTTCAATTAATTACGCGTGCAATGGGTGATGCAGGTATTGAAGCTGATGAGTATCAAAGTGTACTTGATATGGTAGCGAAAGCAGCACAGGCTAGCGGTATAAGTGTTGATACATTAGCTGATAGCATTACTAAATACGGTGCTCCAATGAGGGCTATGGGCTTTGAGATGAAAGAATCAATCGCTTTATTCTCTCAATGGGAGAAATCAGGTGTTAATACTGAAATAGCCTTCAGTGGTTTGAAAAAAGCTATATCCAATTGGGGTAAAGCGGGTAAAGACCCAAGAGAAGAATTTAAGAAGACATTAGCAGAAATTGAAAGGACACCGGATATAGCTAGCGCAACAAGTTTAGCGATTGAAGCATTTGGTGCAAAAGCAGGTCCTGATTTAGCAGATGCTATTAAAGGCGGTCGCTTTAGTTACCAAGAGTTCTTAAAAACTATCGAAGATTCGCAAGGAACGGTCAATCAGACATTTAAAGATTCTGAAAGTGGCTCCGAAAGATTTAAAGTAGCAATGAATAAACTTAAATTAGTAGGTGCTGATGTATGGGCTTCTATTGAAAGTGCGTTTGCTCCAGTCATGGAAGAATTAATCAAAAAGCTATCTGTAGCAGTTGATTGGTTTTCAAGTTTAAGTGATGGATCTAAAAGGTCGATTGTTATATTCGGTGGTATTGCTGCTGCAATTGGTCCTGTAGTTTTTGGATTAGGTGCATTCATAAGCACAATTGGCAACGCAGTAACTGTATTAGCTCCATTATTAGCTAGTATTGTAAAGGCTGGCGGATTGATTAGTTTTTTATCAACTAAAGTGCCTATTTTAGGAACAGTCTTCACAGCATTAACTGGTCCAATTGGTATCGTGTTAGGTGTACTGGCTGGTTTAGCAGTCGCATTTACAATAGCTTATAAGAAATCTGAAACATTCAGAAATTTTGTTAATGGTGCAATTAACAGTGTTAAACAAACGTTTAGTAATTTCATTCAATTTATCCAACCTTTCATTGATTCCGTTAAAAACGTCTTTAAACAAGCGGTTTCAGCAATCGTTGATTTCGCTAAAGATATTTGGAGTCAAATTAATGGATTCTTTAATGAAAACGGAATTTCTATTGTTCAAGCGCTTCAAAATATATGCAATTTTATCAAAGCTATATTTGAATTTATCTTAAATTTTGTAATTAAACCAATCATGTTTGCGATTTGGCAAGTGATGCAATTTATTTGGCCGGCGGTTAAAGCCTTGATTGTCAGTACTTGGGAGAATATAAAAGGAGTAATACAAGGTGCTTTAAATATCATACTTGGCTTTATTAAGTTCTTTTCAAGTTTATTCACTGGTAATTGGCGAGGTGTTTGGGACGGTATTGTGATGATACTAAAAGGCACTGTGCAGTTAATTTGGAATTTAATACAACTGTGGTTTGTAGGTAAGATTCTAGGTGTTGTTAGATACTTTGGTGGATTGCTTAAAGGTTTAATATCCGGTATCTGGGGTGTTATCAAAGGTATTTTCACAAAATCATTATCTGCAATTTGGAATGCAACGAAAAGTATTTTTGGTTTCTTATACAATAGTGTTAAATCTATTTTCACTAATATGAAAAACTGGTTATCTAGTACGTGGAATAATATCAAAAGCAATACCGTCGGCAAGGCTCATTCGTTATTTACGGGTGTAAGGTCTAAATTCACAAGTTTATGGAATGCGACGAAAGATATATTTACTAAATTAAGAAATTGGATGTCAAACATCTGGAACTCTATTAAAGATAACACGGTAGGTATAGCGGGTCGCTTATGGGATAGAGTGCGTAACATCTTTGGAAGCATGCGTGACGGTTTAAAATCTATCATTAGTAAAATTAAAGATCATATCGGTGGTATGGTAGACGCTGTTAAAAGAGGTCTTAATAAATTAATTGAAGGTTTAAACTGGGTCGGTGGTAAGTTGGGTATGGACAAAATACCGAAGTTACACACTGGTACTGAACATACACATACTACTACAAGATTAGTTAAGAACGGTAAGATTGCACGTGACACATTCGCTACAGTTGGGGATAAGGGACGCGGAAATGGTCCAAATGGTTTCAGAAATGAAATGATTGAATTCCCTAATGGTAAACGTGTAATCACACCAAATACAGATACTACGGCTTATTTACCTAAAGGCTCAAAAGTATACAACGGGGCACAAACTTATTCAATGTTAAACGGAACGCTTCCGAGATTTCATTTCGGTACTACTATGTGGAAAGATATTAAATCTAGTGCATCATCGGCATTTAACTGGACAAAAGATCAAATAGGTAAAGGTACCAAATGGCTTGGCGATAAAGTTGGCGATGTAATGGACTTTATTGATAATCCGGGTAAGCTTTTAAATTATGTGCTCAAAGCGTTTGGTGTTGACTTTAGCTCTCTAACTAAAGGTATGGGTATTGTTGGCGATATAACAAAAGCGTCTTGGAATAAGATTAAAAGTAAGGCGATTAATTGGATAAAAGAAGGATTAGAGAGCCAAGCGGGAGATGGTTCTGTGTTTGATAGTTTCAGAATACTACAACCTTATTCAGCACCGCCAAAACCTCCTAACCCCAATTATCCATTTAACGGAGGCGTTCATCATGGTGTTGACTATGATACGCCGACCGGTACCCCTATACGTACGCCAATGGGTGGACGTGTTAGAAGTTGGTATGACAACTATGGTGGCGGTAAAGCAATTACTGTTCAAAAAGGTCGAACATTTTTGTGGTTCATGCACTTATCTGAACAATTGCGTAGAACAGGTGAACAAATTAAAGCTGGTCAATTAATTGGTAAATCAGGTAATACAGGTTCTATGACTAATTACCGCCATTTACATTTCCAAGTCAATCAAGGCGGAGAGTCCAATAGGTATTCGACAGACCCTATTCCTTGGTTACGGAAAAACGACAAAACTGGTGGAAAGAATTCACCTGGAGGGAGTGGTTCTGAAAATGCGCGCAGAGCGATTAGAACAGCTCAAAATATACTTGGAGGTCAATACAAAGCTAGCTGGATTACACACGAAATGATGCGTGTAGCAAGACGTGAATCCAATTATACAGCTAATGCAGTTAATAATTGGGATAGCAACGCAAGAGCTGGTACACCTTCAAGAGGTATGTTCCAAATGATAGATCCTTCATTTAGAGCGTACGCAAAGTCGGGTTACAATAATCCTCTTAACCCAACTCATCAAGCTATATCGGCTATGAGATATATTGTGGGTAAATGGGTACCAAGAACGGGCTCATGGAGAGCTGCGTTCAAACGCGCTGGTGATTACGCATATGCTACTGGTGGCAAAGTCTACAACGGATTGTACCACTTAGGAGAAGAAGGATATCCAGAGTGGGTTATTCCTACTGATCCTGCACGTAAAAACGAAGCAATGAAGATGTTACATTATGCAGCAGCAGAAGTAAGAGGGAGAAAAGCGAGTAAAAATAAGCGTCCTAGTCAATTGTCTAGTGTAAATGGGTTTGATGACCCAAGCTTATTATTGAAAATGATTGAACAACAGCAACAACAAATAGCTTTATTACTGAAAATAGCGCAATCCAACGATGTGATTGCAGATAAAGATTATCAGCCGATTATTGACGAATACGCTTTTGATAAAAAGGTGAACGCGTCTATAGAAAAGCGAGAAAGGCAAGAATCAACAAAAGTAAAGTTTAGAAAAGGAGGAATTGCTATTCAATGATAGACACTATTAAAGTGAACAACAAAACAATTCCTTGGTTGTATGTCGAAAGAGGGTTTGAAATACCCTCTTTTAATTATGTTTTAAAAACTGAAAATGTAGATGGACGTTCGGGGTCTATATATAAAGGGCGTAGGCTTGAATCTTATAGTTTTGATATACCTTTGGTGGTACGTAATGACTATTTATCTCACAACGGCTTTAAAACACATGATGACGTCTTGAATGAATTAGTAAAGTTTTTTAACTACGAGGAACAAGTTAAATTACAATTCAAATCTAAAGATTGGTACTGGAACGCTTATTTTGAAGGACCAATAAAGCTGCACAAAGAATTTGCAATACCTGTTAAGTTCACTATCAAAGTAGTACTAACAGACCCTTACAAATATTCAGTAACAGGATATAAAAATACTGCGATTTCAGACCAAGTTTCAGTTGTAAATAGTGGGACTGCTGACACTCCTTTAATTGTTGAAGCCCGAGCAATTAAACCATCTAGTTACTTTATGATCACTAAAAATGATGAAGATTATTTTATGGTTGGTGATGATGAGGTAACCAAAGAAGTTAAGGATTACATGCCTCCTGTTTATCATAGTGAGTTTCGTGATTTCAAAGGTTGGACTAAGATGATTACTGAAGATATTCCAAGTAATGATTTAGGTGGTAAAGTCGGCGGTGACTTTGTGATATCCAATCTTGGCGAAGGATATAAAGCAACTAATTTTCCTGATGCAAAAGGTTGGGTTGGTGCTGGCACGAAACGAGGGCTCCCTAAAGCGATGACAGATTTTCAAATTACCTATAAATGTATTGTTGAACAAAAAGGTAAAGGTGCCGGAAGAACAGCACAACATATTTATGATAGTGATGGTAAGTTACTTGCTTCTATTGGTTATGAAAATAAATATCATGATAGAAAAATAGGACATATTGTTGTTACGTTGTATAACCAAAAAGGAGACCCCAAAAAGATATACGACTATCAGAATAAACCGATAATGTATAACTTGGACAGAATCGTTGTTTATATGCGGCTCAGAAGAGTAGGTAATAAATTTTCTATTAAAACTTGGAAATTTGATCACATTAAAGACCCAGATAGACGTAAACCTATTGATATGGATGAGAAAGAGTGGATAGATGGCGGTAAGTTTTATCAGCGTCCAGCTTCTATCATAGCTATCTATAGTGCGAAGTATAATGGTTATAAGTGGATGGAGATGAATGGATTAGGTTCATTCAATACGGAGATTCTACCAAAACCGAAAGGCGCAAGGGATGTCATTATACAAAAAGGTGATTTAGTGAAAATAGATATGCAAGCAAAAAGTGTTGTCATCAATGAGGAACCAATGTTGAGCGAGAAATCGTTTGGAAGTAATTATTTCAATGTTGATTCTGGGTACAGTGAATTAATCATACAACCTGAAAACGTCTTTGATACGACGGTTAAATGGCAAGATAGATATTTATAGAAAGGAGATGAGAGTGTGATACATGTTTTAGATTTTAACGACAAGATTATAGATTTCCTTTCTACTGATGACCCTTCCTTAGTTAGAGCGATTCATAAACGTAATGTTAATGACAATTCAGAAATGCTTGAACTGCTCATATCATCAGAAAGAGCTGAAAAGTTCCGTGAACGACATCGTGTTATTATAAGGGATTCAAACAAACAATGGCGTGAATTTATTATTAACTGGGTTCAAGATACGATGGACGGCTACACAGAGATAGAATGTATAGCGTCTTATCTTGCTGATATAACAACAGCTAAACCGTATGCACCAGGCAAATTTGAGAAAAAGACAACTTCAGAAGCATTGAAAGATGTGTTGAGCGATACAGGTTGGGAAGTTTCTGAACAAACCGAATACGATGGCTTACGTACTACGTCATGGACTTCTTATCAAACTAGATATGAAGTTTTAAAGCAATTATGTACAACCTATAAAATGGTATTGGATTTTTATATAGAGCTTAGTTCTAATACCGTCAAAGGTAGATATGTGGTACTCAAAAAGAAAAACAGCTTATTCAAAGGTAAAGAAATTGAGTATGGTAAAGATTTGGTTGGGTTAACTAGGAAGATTGATATGTCAGAAATCAAAACAGCATTAATTGCTGTGGGACCCGAAAATGACAAAGGAAAGCGTTTAGAGTTAGTTGTGACTGATGACGAAGCACAAAGTCAATTCAACTTACCTACCCGTTATATTTGGGGAATATACGAACCTCAATCAGATGATCAAAATATGAATGAAACACGGTTGCGTTCTTTAGCCAAAACAGAGTTAAATAAACGTAAGTCGGCAGTTATGTCATATGAGATTACTTCTACTGATTTGGAAGTTACGTATCCGCACGAGATTATATCAATTGGTGATACAGTCAGAGTAAAACATAGAGATTTTAACCCGCCATTGTATGTAGAGGCAGAAGTTATTGCCGAAGAATATAACATAATTTCAGAAAATAGCACATATACATTCGGTCAACCTAAAGAGTTCAAAGAATCAGAATTACGAGAAGAGTTTAACAAGCGATTGAACATAATACATCAAAAGTTAAACGATAATATTAGCAATATCAACACTATAGTTAAAGATGTTGTAGATGGTGAATTAGAATACTTTGAACACAAAATACACAAAAGTGATACACCGCCAGAAAATCCAGTCAATGATATGCTTTGGTATGATACAAGTAACCCTGATGTTGCTGTCTTGCGTAGATATTGGAATGGTCGATGGATTGAAGCAACACCAAATGATGTTGAAAAATTAGGTGGTATAACAAGAGAGAAAGCGCTATTCAGTGAATTAAACAATATTTTTATTAATTTATCTATACAACACGCTAGTCTTTTGTCAGAAGCTACAGAATTACTGAATAGCGAGTACTTAGTAGATAATGATTTGAAAGAGGACTTACAAGCAAGTTTAGACGCTGTGATTGATGTTTATAATCAAATTAAAAATAATTTAGAATCTATGACACCCGAAACTGCAACGATTGGTCGGTTGGTAGATACACAAGCTTTATTTCTTGAGTATAGAAAGAAATTACAAGATGTTTATACAGATGTAGAAGATGTCAAAATCGCCATTTCAGATAGATTTAAATTATTACAGTCACAATACACTGATGAAAAATATAAAGAAGCGTTGGAAATAATAGCAACAAAATTTGGTTTAACGGTGAATGAAGATTTGCAGTTAGTCGGAGAACCTAATGTTGTTAAATCAGCTATTGAAGCAGCTAGAGAATTCACAAAAGAACAATTACGTGACTATGTAAAAACATCGGACTATAAAACAGACAAAGACGGTATTGTTGAACGTTTAGATACTGCTGAAGCTGAGAGAACGACTTTAAAAGGTGAAATCAAAGATAAAGTTACGTTAAACGAATATCGAAACGGATTGGAAGAACAAAAACAATATACTGATGACCAGTTAAGTGATTTGTCCAATAATCCTGAGATTAAAGCAAGTATTGAACAAGCAAATCAAGAAGCGCAAGAAGCTTTAAAATCATACATTGATGCTCAAGATGATCTTAAAGAGAAGGAATCGCAAGCGTATGCTGATGGTAAAATTTCGGAAGAAGAGCAACGCGCTATACAAGATGCTCAAGCTAAACTTGAAGAGGCAAAACAAAACGCAGAACTAAAGGCTAGAAACGCTGAAAAGAAAGCTAATGCTTATACAGACAACAAGGTCAAAGAAAGCACAGATGCACAGAGGAAAACACTGACTCGCTATGGTTCTCAAATTATACAAAATGGTAAGGAAATCAAATTAAGAACTACTAAAGAAGAGTTTAATGCAACCAATCGTACACTTTCAAATATATTAAACGAGATTGTTCAAAATGTTACAGATGGAACAACAATCAGATATGATGATAACGGAGTGGCTCAAGCTTTGAATGTGGGGCCACGTGGTATTAGATTAAATGCTGATAAAATTGATATTAACGGTAATAGAGAAATAAACCTTCTTATCCAAAATATGCGAGATAAAGTAGATAAAACCGATATTGTCAACAGCCTTAATTTATCAAGAGAGGGTCTTGATATCAATGTTAATAGAATTGGAATTAAAGGCGGTAACAATAACAGATATGTTCAAATACAGAATGATTCTATTGAACTAGGTGGTATTGTGCAACGAACTTGGAAAGGCAAACGATCAACCGATGATATATTCACACGTCTTAAAGATGGACATCTAAGGTTTAGAAATAATACCGCAGGCGGTTCACTTTATATGTCACATTTTGGTATTTCAACATATATTGATGGAGAAGGCGAAGACGGAGGTTCATCCGGTACTATTCAATGGTGGGATAAAACTTACAGTGATAGCGGTATGAATGGCATAACAATCAATTCCTATGGTGGTGTCGTTGCACTAACGTCAGATAATAATCGGGTTGTTCTGGAGTCTTACGCTTCATCGAATATCAAAAGCAAACAGGCACCGGTGTATTTATATCCAAACACAGACAAAGTGCCTGGATTAAACCGATTTGCATTCACGCTGTCTAATGCAGATAATGCTTATTCGAGTGACGGTTATATTATGTTTGGTTCTGATGAGAACTATGATTACGGTGCGGGTATCAGGTTTTCTAAAGAAAGAAATAAAGGTCTTGTTCAAATTGTTAATGGACGATATGCAACAGGTGGAGATACAACAATCGAAGCAGGGTATGGCAAATTTAATATGCTGAAACGACGTGATGGTAATAGGTATATTCATATACAGAGTACAGACCTACTGTCTGTAGGTTCAGATGATGCAGGAGATAGGATAGCTTCTAACTCAATTTATAGACGTACTTATTCGGCCACAGCTAATTTGCATATTACTTCTGCTGGCACAATTGGGCGTTCGACATCAGCGCGTAAATACAAGTTATCTATCGAAAATCAATATAACGATAGAGATGAACAACTGGAACATTCAAAAGCTATTCTTAACTTACCTATTAGAACGTGGTTTGATAAAGCTGAGTCTGAAATTTTAGCTAGAGAGCTGAGAGAAGATAGAAAATTATCGGAAGACACCTATAAACTTGATAGATACGTAGGTTTGATTGCTGAAGAGGTGGAGAATTTAGGATTAAAAGAGTTTGTCACGTATGATGACAAAGGAGAAATTGAAGGTATAGCGTATGATCGTCTATGGATTCATCTTATCCCTGTTATCAAAGAACAACAACTAAGAATCAAGAAATTGGAGGAGTCAAAGAATGAAGGATAACAAACAAGGATTACAAGCTAATCCTGAATATACAATTCATTATTTATCACAGGAAATTATGAGGTTAACACAAGAAAACGCGATGTTAAAAGCGTATATACAAGAAAATAAAGAAAATCAACAATGTGCTGAGGAAGAGTAATCCTTAGCACTATTTTTATACAAAAATTTAAGGAGGTCATTTAATTATGGCAAAAGAAATTATCAACAATACAGAAAGGTTTATTTTAGTACAAATCGACAAAGAAGGTACAGAACGTGTAGTATATCAAGATTTCACAGGAAGTTTTACAACGTCCGATTCAGCAAGTTATGCACAAGATTTTAAATCTGAGGAAAACGCTAAAAAGATTGCTGAAACTTTAAATCTTTTATATCAATTAACAGGCAATCAAAACGGTGTGAAAGTTGTGAAAGAAGTTGTGGATAGAACTGACTTGTCATCTGATAAATCAGTTGATAGCGAAACAATGTAACTATACTAAGTTATGAGCATTACGCTCATAGCTTTCTTAGAAAGTAGGTGTAGTTTTGGATGATATTCAGAAAATAAAAAAAGAGCTTTCTGAATTAGTTGAACGTGTTGATGATGTTGAAATACTAGCAAATGAAACAGCTGATCATGTGCTTGAACTTAGAGAGGAACATAAGCAACATCATAATGAACTAAGAGAATCTCATAAAGAACTTAAAGATAAGCAAGATAAAGTTGTAGATGAGAATTTAGAGCAAACAAAGATATTAAACAGAATTGAAGAAAGATATCAAACGCAAGTAGATGTTGCGCAAAAAAATGAAGAAAAGACACTCGCCCAAAATAAATGGCTCGTAGGTGCCATATGGGCGCTTGTAACAATTGTTATGATTGCAGTCATTACTGCATCAATTACTGCGTTATTACCTTAAGGGAGGTGGACATAATGAGTTGGGCAAGATGGTTATCATGTTATTTGTATGGTCGTAAATGTAAATAATGTTTTTGGTCAGTGCATCGGCACTGGCTTTTTATTTTGATTGAAAAGAGGTACGTACATGGTATTACACAGCTCAAAAGACAGGAAGCATACTGCAAGTGAAGTTGGGAAGTGTTGTCAATACCAAGTAAGTAAGATATCTGAAATGTATAATAGAGTAAAAATGAAATCTTTTTATTATATTATAGACAAGTATAAAAAAGGTATAGTAATATATGTATGTATAAGTAAATAATGATCATTCCATAATTATTGTATATAACTAATAATTACTTTAACAAAAATAATCTATTATACAAATATTTCGGATAATAACAAGTTTATATGGAATTATGCTTTAGAGGTGAGTAAAATAAAAAAAACAACATTTATACTACTTTCATTTATTGCCCTAACGTTGATAACAAGTCCATTTGTAAATTGTAGCGAGAAAAGCGAAGAAATAAATGGAAAAGATTTGCAAAAAAAGTCTGAATTGCAGGGAACTGCTTTAAGCAATCTTAGACAAACCTATTATCATAATGGAAGTGCTATAATTGAAAATAAAGAGAGTAATGATCAATTTTTAAAGAACACTATATTGTTTAATGATTTTTTTACAGGTCATCAATGGTATAATGATTTATTAGTAGACCTTGGTTCAAAAGACACCGCCAATATATACAAAGGGAAAAAAGTGGATTTATATGGTGTTTATTATGGTTATCAATGTACTGGGGGTACACCATTCAAAACAGCTTGTATGTATGGCGGTGTAACGTTACATGATAATAATCAATTGGAGGAAGAAAAGAAAGTACCGATTAACTTATGGATAGATGGTAAACAAAATACAGTACCTTTGGGAACGGTTAAAACTAATAAAAAAGAAGTAACTGTTCAGGAGCTAGACCTTCAGTCAAGACATTATTTACATGAAACATATAATTTATATAACACAGATGCATTTAATGGAAAAATACAAAGAGGATTAATTGAGTTTCACCCTTCTTCTGGTGATTCGGTTGGTTATGATTTATTTGGTGCTCAAGGACAATATCCAGATACACAGTTGAGGATATATAGAGATAATAAAACGATTAAGTCTAAAAATATGCATATTGATATATATTTATATACAACTTGAGTGAAATTTTGGCTGAAAAAATTTAAAATCTATAAAAAGTACCATAAGTTATTTTATTACTATACTTAAAACATTCACTTTTTTACTGCTGTTTGTAAGTTTTATAAAAAATTTCTATAGATAGTTTTGAACAAAGCGAGAATAATCTGAAAGTATACAAGCAGTAAAAAAAGTATATGTGCTATAATATGCTTTGAGCAAGTTGGATAGATGGTGGCTATCTGAGTATAAGGAGGTGGTGCCTATGGTGGCATTACTGAAATCTTTAGAAAGGAGACGCCTAATGATTACAATTAGTACCATGTTGCAGTTTGGTTTATTCCTTATTGCATTGATAGGTCTAGTAATCAAGCTTATTGAATTAAGCAATAAAAAATAACCATCGCTAACTTTGGCTGGTTTCGATGGTTAAATGGTTATTAATTTAATCTTTAATCTAAAATAGCCACCGTCTTTTTAACGGGCTCACTAGGGTAACATGTTTGCGCATGTTGCCCTTTTTCTATATATAAATTAACACACCATAATATAAATATCAAATAGACGGCTTATTGGTCGTCTTTTTATTTTGGATAAAAGGAGATAAGAATATGATTAATTGGAAAATTAGAATGAAACAAAAATCATTTTGGGTAGCGATATTGTCAGCTATCTTTTTATTTGCTCAAAACATCGCCAAAGCTATTGGGTATGATATTCAAGTTTATACAGAGCAATTAACAGACGGTTTAAACGCTATATTAGGATTTTTAGTATTAACTGGTGTGATTCAAGACCCGACTACTAAAGGTATAGGTGATAGCCACCAAGCTTTAGAATATGAAGAACCAAGAAGAAAATACTAGGAGGTAAAATAATGAAAACATACAGTGAAGCAAGAGCAAGGTTACGTTGGTATCAAGGTAGATATATTGATTTTGACGGTTGGTATGGTTACCAATGTGCAGATTTAGCAGTTGATTACATTTATTGGTTGTTAGAAATTAGAATGTGGGGAAATGCAAAAGATGCAATCAATAACGATTTTAAAAACATGGCAACAGTATATGAAAACACACCATCGTTTGTTCCACAAATAGGTGATGTGGCTGTATTTACCAAAGGAATATATAAACAATACGGTCATATTGGTTTAGTGTTTAATGGTGGTAATACAAATCAATTTTTAATTTTGGAACAGAACTATGACGGTAACGCAAATACGCCTGCAAAGTTACGTTGGGATAATTATTACGGCTGTACTCACTTTATTAGACCTAAGTATAAAAGTGAGGGCTTAATGAATAAGATCACAAATAAAGTTAAACCACCTGCTCAAAAAGCAGTCGGTAAATCTGCAAGTAAAATAACAGTTGGAAGTAAAGCGCCTTATAACCTTAAATGGTCAAAAGGTGCTTATTTTAATGCGAAAATCGACGGCTTAGGTGCTACTTCAGCCACTAGATACGGTGATAATCGTACTAACTATAGATTCGATGTTGGACAGGCTGTATACGCGCCTGGAACATTAATATATGTGTTTGAAATTATAGATGGTTGGTGTCGCATTTATTGGAACAATCATAATGAGTGGATATGGCATGAGAGATTGATTGTGAAAGAAGTGTTTTAATTCTTAGGTTAAAATGTTAAATATTTGTTAATTATTTTTTAATGTAAGTTTAGTTTCTTTTAATATTTTATTGATTTTTAATATTTTCTCAATATAAAATGAAGTTGTTGATATTTATCATCTTAAATAAGGGTGTTAGCTATAAAAAGAGATAAATAAAAACAAATATATTATATTTGGAGGAAGCGCCATGCTCAAAAGAAGTTTATTATTTTTAACTGTTTTATTGTTATTATTCTCATTTTCTTCAATTACTAATGAGGTAAGTGCATCAAGTTCATTCGACAAAGGAAAATATAAAAAAGGCGATGACGCGAGTTATTTTGAACCAACAGGCCCGTATTTGATGGTAAATGTGACTGGAGTTGATGGTAAAGGAAATGAATTGCTATCCCCTCATTATGTCGAGTTTCCTATTAAACCTGGGACTACACTTACAAAAGAAAAAATTGAATACTATGTCGAATGGGCATTAGATGCGACAGCATATAAAGAGTTTAGAGTAGTTGAATTAGATCCAAGCGCAAAGATCGAAGTCACTTATTATGATAAGAATAAGAAAAAAGAAGAAACGAAGTCTTTCCCTATAACAGAAAAAGGTTTTGTTGTCCCAGATTTATCAGAGCATATTAAAAACCCTGGATTCAACTTAATTACAAAGGTTGTTATAGAAAAGAAATAAAACAAAATAGTTGTTTATTATAGAAAGCAATGTCTTGATTGAATATGTGTAGTGAAAATTATCTTTCATCAAATTCTCATTCATGCACGAATGGTTCTTCCCCACCTAATCAGATATTAGGTGACTTATGGGGAGAAATCAGTTAGGATGAAAAAGTGGATAATCCTTTTTTAGGCAGGTACTTCGGTACTTGCCTATTTTTTTATGTTATAATCTTTCTAGACGTATTCAAAGGACGTCTTTTTAGATTGTATGTTATAGCTAGCTTTCGGGCTAGTTTTTTGCTATGATGTGTTACACATGCATCAACTATTTACATCTATCCTTGTTCACCCAAGCATGTCACTGGGTGTTTTTTTCTTATGATAGAGAGCATAGTTTTCATACTACTCCCCCGTAGTATATATGACTTTAGCATTCCCGTATAATAGTTTACGGGGTGCTTTTTATGTTATAATTAAGTGTATATAGTAGGAGTGAACTATATAGCCTGTTAAGTGGCCTAGTAACCTAACACTTATCCTGCAATTGATATCCTTTTTGCCCTTCACTCGATACATATATCTCAACAACATAGAAATATTACAGTCGCTACACCGCATCTTAAATGGTGTGGTTATTTTTATTGGAAGTGTGTATCAGGTATCAGTAATGTTAAAACACCAGCTAAAAATGAAAAGAATTCACCAGTGCCAGCAGGTTATACACTCGATAAAAACAATGTACCGTATAAAAAAGAGACTGGTTATTACACAGTTGCCAATGTTAAAGGTAATAACGTGAGGGATGGCTATTCAACTAATTCAAGAATTACAGGTGTATTACCCAATAACGCAACGATCAAATATGACGGCGCATATTGCATTAATGGCTATAGATGGATTACTTATATTGCTAATAATGGACAACGTTGTTATATAGCGACAGGAGAGGTAGACAAGGCAGGTAATAGAATAAGCAGTTTTGGTAATTTTAGCGCACTTTGAAAAAAAGTGTGTAAAGTTTCATATGAAGTTAATTAATTTATTATAGAATAGTTTGAAATTATGCTATAATCATTTTAGACACAGCAATGTGTTCAAATTTTCATCTATTCATAAGCTAGCCTTCGGGCTAGTTTTTTTGTGCTATATATTTGTTTTAATTAAACAAAATTAGATAATGCAATAGTAGCCATTTTATGTTAATATTACCTTGGGCGTTTTCAAGGAGCGCCTTTCATTTTTTATGTATTGCTCCCCTTCGGGCTAGTATATTAAATTTATTTTTGCGCTTTCCAAATCAATGTATATGTGTTATATTGTTTATGGGAAGTAGGTAAGCATTTCGGTGCTTACCTTTTTTTGTTTTTCTATAAATACAATAAGGTATGTCAATTTGATAATTTATTAATTTTCATTTAATAAGAAGATCTATATAGTTAATGAATAATTAATGTACTTTTTTTTAGTTAGTCATTAAAATAAATTAGTACTAATTACTAAGGAGAATAAAAAATGAAAATTAGAAAATCTATACTTGCGGGAACTTTAGCAATCGTTTTAGCATCACCACTAGTAACTAATCTAGATAAAAATGAGGCACAAGCTAGCACAAGCTTGCCAACATCGAATGAATATCAAAACGAAAAGTTAGCTAATGAATTAAAATCGTTATTAGATGAACTAAATGTTAATGAATTAGCTACTGGAAGTTTAAACACTTATTATAAGCGAACTATAAAAATTTCAGGTCAAAAAGCAATGTATGCTCTTAAGTCAAAAGACTTTAAGAAAATGTCAGAAGCAAAATATCAACTTCAAAAGATTTATAATGAAATTGACGAAGCACTAAAAAGTAAATATTAAAAAAACCACCCGTAAAAGGGTGGTTTTAATTTTCTAGATAATATAAAAGTGTTCATAAATAAAACAGTATAGGTAAACAATAAAGTATTGAAAAAAGTAAGTTTAATATGAAAATTGTTAAATGAACGACATCTTTTGTTTTTATAAATATCAAGAAAATAATCAAACTCAAAATAAATAACGTAACTGTAGTCATAGGCGTCCATACATAATCAGCATTAGTCATTAAGAATGGTGCGGCCATTATGAAAAAATTTATAATGCAGATGAAATAGACAATTAGACTATAAATTAGGTAAATAACAATACACACCCTTCATAAATAAATAATTTAAATCCTATATATTTTAACAAAAGTAAAACACAGAAGTGTAGAAAATAAAAAATATTGGTAAATAAAATCAATAAGTTTAACCAATATGTTGCTCGCTTCATACCGTATATTGCAACAAAAATTCCGATCAAGAAAAATATAGCCCCTATGATAAAACAGAAATCCGATGCTGAATTATTAAAAAATGAGGTGTTTAGAGTTAGAAAATGAGTTAATGAGTTGACTATAACTAATAAGATATTAATTATATTTGTATGGTTCTTCACATGATACCTCCAAGTAAAAAAATCTAATTAATAAAGTGAATGCTTGATGAACAAGCAGTTATTCCAAACAGAATCAATAAGAAAAGTAGAATCAACATGCTAATGCCCCATAAACAACCCTTTTCACTTTCACTATTATTAATTTCTTGACTTCTTTTAAAGATATTATTACTTTTACATTCTTTAGTTGTTTTAAATTTCACGTTTTTATTACTTCCTTTTGTTTAAAAGTTTACAATGAATTTTTGATTATAATAATATATTCAAAATAGTACTATCTAGTTTGATATGTCAAGCAATATTATTATAAAATTGGAATTCTGAGTTGTCTACTCTAATTTATTATATTTACCTATAAAAATACACCTCAAAAAATAGATTTTTCAGTCTAGCTTTTGGGGTGTACATTCCACACAAACATGTGATTATTTTGATGTTTCTATTAAACTTGTAATTTTAAATTTAAAGTCCCTAAAAAGTCCCTAAAATTTTATTTTATATGAGGTATTATTGATAATGATAAAGTTATAAACCTTGATATTATGCTGTTTTACTTTTTGAATGATAAGTAATTTTATGTTAAAAGTCTCCAGTTTGGATACAAAACGGTCGATAACATATAAACGTTATGACTAACTAACTTCAAATCAGTATCATCTTTCTTAGATTCGGCTTTGGCACTATTGTCAGTAAGTGCACCAACTAATAATAAATTTGCTAATGCAAGTGTTGCAACTTTTTTTAGTGAATTGGATTTTGTTTTTTTTACCATCAT